ACATCATAGATGCCGCTCCCTGCCGTATTATCTAGGACAACATCTACCACATCATTCACACATACAAAATCTCTAAAGGAATATTCAGAATCTTCAAAGATTTTAATTACCTTATTTTGTTTTGCTTGTAAAGTAAACTTACTTACTGGGCTTGCTTGATCTCCTTTGTGTTCTTCGCCTTCTCCATACACGTTAAAATATCTGAATCCCTGTACTTGTTCAAACCTATCCATGTTATCTAAGACCCAATAATCTACAGTTGCTTTTGATAGTGCATAGAAGTTTAATGGATTGATAGTCTTTTTTAAATATCCAAAGTCACTGTGAATCTTACCATATACAGATGCAGATGAGGCATATTTGACTGGGATAGAATATTCTATTGCTTTCTCAAACAGTGCAATAGAAAACTCTACATTATACTTGTGGATCTTATTTACATCTGTTTCTGTTGTGCTTGATATAGCTCCTTGATGTAGAATCATCTCTACCTCATCCCACTTATCATACTGATTTAAGAAATCAAAAGCACCACTTTGTTCAACTCTGTAAAGATTTTCTGGATCAAGTCTCTTTTCAAATGCTTGACCTATAAAACCTTTGTAACCTGTAAGAATAATCATGTGTGTAGGTAAAATACTTGTGTCAATCGGTGTAGGTCATCCTCAAACCACCCTTCTTGATCTATTGCTTTGTGTAGTATATTGGAAGGATACATAATGAATCTATTATACTTCATTTCTGCGGTATGTACAAGTTTAAACCCATCATTAGTTATACCGATTTGATTGGGGTCTGCTTGTATTCCCTTGTATGTATAGAAGCCAGTGCCACCCTTACATTCCTTTCCTTTGTTTAAATAAATTACACCAGCCCATCCTGTATCATGGATACCAGCATCTATGTGAGGTTTGTCAGTTCTATCTTTAGATTGAGATGATCTAACTGAGAATGTTGAATCCGCTTTAAGAGATGTTATATCTTTGACACCAAACACTTCTTCACATATAGGTGTCCACACATCCACAAACTCCTCCATATCTATTGCCATATCTGTTTCTGTAGATGGGAACCTAAGAGCAAGATTCCTTACCATGTTTGGATTCTCATAGAAATTGTCTATGTAAACAATAGGAAACTCCTGCCATCCTATTAATTCTACCCTGACATCTACAGGGTCAGTTATGGCAAAGGTTTTTGCTTCATCAATAAAATACTTTTTCATATCACTAAATACTTCGGAGAACTAATGTGGAGAGGTTGTGGCAAAACCCAATAGTAAAGAAGGTTTGAAGGAATACGCTCTTAGGAAACTTGGAAAACCAGTTCTTGAGATCAATGTCGATGACGATCAGATTGATGATTTGATTGATGATGCCATTCAGTTGTTTCATGAAAGACATGGAGAAGGTATTGATAGAGTATTTCTGAAGCATCAGATTACAGAAGAAGAGAAGAACATCATGGTTGGTGTTGCATCTACTACCACTGCAACTAGTACTTTTGGTGGTATAAATTCTATTGACTATACAGAGACTGCCAACTATCTTCCTTTACCAGATAGTATTATAGGTGTCAATAAAGTATTTAAAATGGACGCATCAACCATATCGGCTGGTATGTTCAATATTAAATATCAGATCTTCCTTAATGATTTATACTACTATGGAGCAATCGATTTACTGAACTATAGTATGACAAAATCATATCTAGAAACTCTAGATTATATACTCAATCCCGATGTACAGATAAGATTTAACAAGAAGAATAGTAGATTATATCTAGATCTTAACGTAAAAGAACTAACTAATGATGACTTCCTAATTCTAGACTGTTTTCGTATAGTGGACCCTCAAAGTGAAACTAATGTTTACAATGATCATTGGTTGAAGCAGTATACCACTTCACTTATCAAACGTCAATGGGGTCAGAATCTCATTAAGTTTACTGGTGTTAAACTACCTGGCGGATTAGAACTTAACGGAAGACAGTTATATGATGATGCTGTCATGGAGTTAGAAAAACTCGATGAGAAGTTGAAGGAAGAATATGCAATGCCACCTCTAGACTTTGTTGGATAATGCCTTTATCGCCTTTCTTTTTAAATGGATCTCCAAGTGAACAAAGACTAGTTCAAGACTTGGTGAACGAACACTTGCAGTTGTTCGGACAGGATGTTTTGTATCTTCCTAGAAAGATCATCAATCAGAATACAGTTATCAGAGAGATCACTGCGTCTAAGTTTGATGATAGTTTTAGACTAGAAGCATATCTAGTAAACGTAGATGGTTTTGGAACTCCTTCCGATGTGCTTACGAAGTTTGGCGTTCGAGATCAGGACGAAGTTACTTTAGTTGTATCTAAAGAAAGGTATGATGACTTCATTGCACCATTCATGAAGTTATTTCCAGAGAGTGAAAGACTCAATGCTCAAACTCCAAATGAAGGTGATTTAATTTATCTACCTCTAGACAATGCTTTATTTGAAATCAAGTATATTGAAAGAAAAGTACCGTTCTACCAGTTAAATGAACTCTTCATGTATGAGTTTAGATGTGAGATCTTTGAGCCTGAAGATGAGGTTATTGATCTACCTGATGGACTAACTGATAAGAATGGAGAAGATGTTGATGATGGTATTATCACTCGTGGTAACATAATTACTCTACAGTTAGAGAAAGATGACAGTCAGAATGCTCAGGCATATGTATCTCTTGCATCTACAGTTCCAGGCGTTAAATCAATTCAACGTATCAGTCTTATTGATGATGGTAATTACAAGGGAACTCCTACTGTAACAATATTCAAACCAACTAAAGGAGTAACGGCTACTGGTACAGTAACCATTGCTGAAGGCGGTATTGATTCTGTAACACTAACAGGTGGTGGATCAAATTATCTAAGTGTTCCTACTATATCATTCACACCACCAAATAAGACCACATCATCTCAAATTAAGTTTGGAAACAACTCTCTAAATCATACTGCCATTACAGATGTTATTGGTGCTAACTTCCATTTTACAACCAATGTAGATTCCAGAGATACTGGTAATGGTAGACTATCACTAAGTTTCTGGTTGTATCCAACTAAGTTTGATCCAGCAGTCAATGGTGGAACAGTCATGTGGACTAATAGATTCAAGATATATTACAGAGAGACAGGTAACATAGTGTTTGCTTCTGGTTCTGGATCTATTGAAAACACAACA